CTTGTAAATACAGTTCACGATTCTATTGTGGCTGATGTTTATCCTGGAGAAGAAGATGTGATGAGTAAAATATTTAAACAGGGCACAGCAGATGTAATACCATCCCTCAAAAAGTATTACAAAATTAACTTTAATGTACCACTAGATACCGAAACAAAGATAGGTATTAATTGGCTACAAATGGAGGACATAAAATGAGTAAGGACATAGATGCATTAGATACTTTAGATGACTATTCTGATGAAGAGTATTCAGCTTTCTTAGAGTATACACAACTAAAGGACCAATGCATGGTGGAGCCGACAACATTATATATAAACGAGAGGCATGAGTTTTTATCAGAGTGGACATACTTTGCTAATGCTGATGATCTAGATGTAAAAGTAATAAATGGAGATACAAGAATATGTTAGAGATATTTTTTATAATATGTTTAGTAGGAATGGGATTAAGATTATTAGATGATATTATTTATCATTTCTTTAGGAAAAAATAGATGTGTCAAAATAGTCACTTGTTTTTTAACATAAATATGATATACACAAACGCTAATATAAGGAGGACAAATGTCTGATAATAATATAATAGTAAAAGGAATGTCTAATGAGCAAATAATGCAAGCCATAGGACAGGATGATGGGTCTACTCTAGGAACTAATATACCTAGATTAGCAATTAATCGTAGCCCAGAAGATGATGATGGTAATCAATTACCTGTAGGTCATTTTTATACATACGATTCTAAATCTGGCCAGAATGTTTATTCAAAGCCTGTAACCTTTAGGCCATTTATAAGTGCAATGCAATATATGCATTATGATGCTGTTAAAGGTGAGTACATAAATAGGTCTATAATTTTTAAAAGTTGGAGAGAAGAGGCTATAGATATACTAGGTGGTACTAGGTGTGGTAAAATACCATTCAAAGAAAGATCAAGTTTAACTCCAGAACAATTAGAAGAACAAAGAACAATTAGATGTTACAAATTAGTATACGGTCTACTTAGTTTTGATAAAGGAGTTTCATCACAGGGTAAGGCTGTATCAATAGAAAATCTACCAGTTCTTTACAGAGTTACTGGCACAGCTTTCTCACCAGTTAGTTCTGCTTTAGACCAACTAAATAAAAGAAGAAAACTTATGTTTAATTGTACCTTCTCTTTAAATACCAAAAGACAAAAGAAAGGTGGCAATGTTTATTACACACCAGATATAACTGTAAATGCTGATGCTAATTTACAATTATCTGATGATGATATGGATACATTAAAAGTATTTCAAGATTCAATTGATGTAGAAAACAAAGAGGTAGTTGATGCTTATAATTTAGCAAAAACTAATGGTGCTAAAAGTAATACTGATAGCATAGATGCAGAGATTGTAGAAGATATGGATGATTCACCAGAAAAAATATTGGCATCATAATGAATACTATACTTCTAAAAGTTCAAAAGTATCTAGATAACGTATCTAAAAATCCTGTACAGCTAGACAAACAGCTAGTACAAGAGTTTGGTGAGGCGTGTAAAAACGCCTTACTTAAACAGTTTGAAGAAGTTAGAAGAGATAAGTTTGAAGTTAGAATGTCAAATGCAGGTAGGCCTTTATGTCAATTACAAATGGAAGCTAAAGGTATTAAAGGTGAAGGCCAACCTTACAATGTAAAGATGAGAAATACTTTTGGAGATATCATAGAAGCATTAGCTATATTTGTTATGAAATCTTCTGGCATAGAAGTAACTAATGAACAAAAAAAAGTTAAGTATAACTTTAATGGAGACAGTATTGAAGGTAGACAAGATGTTGAAATTGATGGAAAGATATGGGATATTAAAAGTGCGTCACCATATTCCTTTGAAAAAAAATTTGGAGAGGCTGGAGGATTTAATGAAGTTGTCAGAGAAGATTCCTTTGGTTATGCGTCACAAGGATTTTTATATGGAGAAGGACAGGGTAAAG